ACAAGGAATCCTCAGTTGCAAGACAGCCGACGGAGAACCAGTTCTCCAGTATGTCCTCAGAACATTGGAAGGATTGGGTTATCGAGCAACGGCAGGAATATTCTCAGCGGAAGAAGTCGGCGCGCCTCATCAGAGAAAGCGAGTCTTCATCATGGCTTACCACAACAACGAGGGACTGGAAGGATACTATGAACACAGTGCCTCCGTGCATAGGCAAAACGAGAGGGTTGACTCTGGGCAATGCAGTAGCGAAAGAGTTGCAGAACTGGTCAACCCCAACGGTGATGGACACAGCAAACATTCAGAAACCCAGAAAGAAGAATCCATCTGGGGGACAGAAGCCACCACTGTGTCAAGAAGTGAAGGATGCCGTAGAGACTCACGAACAGAAATGGGCAACTCCGAACGTATGTGGGAATCACAACCGCAAGGGGGCGAGCAAGACAAGCGGGGATGGACTCAGCACTCAAGTGAAGAACTGGGCAACTCCCAACACGATGGATCATATGGATCAGAGGAGTCCAGAGGCACTACAGAGGCAGTTCGAGACAACCCGCAAGGGGAGAACAGCACCTGCCAATCTCAGAGAACAGATTCACCCTCAGAACTGGCCAACCCCAACAACGGCGGAGGGAACCAAGATAGGCAACCAGCCGAACTTTGGGCAAGTGGGATTGAGCAATCATCCATCCATCGTTGGCCAGCCAGACCGGGCGAAGCTCAACAAGAGTGGGAAGAACCAAGAGTCGTGGCCGACACCAAGAGCAAACAAGGTTCATCCAGAGATAACGGAGAAGAATCGAGAGCATCTAGCCAATCGGAAGAAAGCCAATCTGGAGGAGGACATAGCGGGTCATTGCGGGAAAGCAACAGGCAAGCTGAACCCAAGCTGGGTCGAACACCTAATGGGTCTTCCAGCAGGGTGGACAGACTTAGGCTCTTGGGAAACGGAGTAGTTCCTGCTACCGCAGCCAAGGCATTCATCACATTAATCCAAAGGTTAATATGAAATACATATATATGCTTAACATGGACAATGAGAAGTTTGAATCCTGCACGGTTATCGTAAAGTTCGTGACCGATGCGGGTGGACTGTTCGATGGATTTACTTCCATCTATTCCGATAAACCACTTTACTCCGATGACCTTGCTCACCTAGAAGAATGGGTAATGCAGGGCGAGGATCAGTGGGAACCTCAATTTGACAATTGGAACCAACAAAACATAAAACTAAAAAACCATGAAAGAATTAGAAGAGAGCCTACTGGGGACAATCCTCAAGGCTGAGATGAACGATGGGTGCAACGCCCTACTTAATGAAGCCAAGGAGTCCGGCATCAACGCTGACTTTTTTACAGCTCACGATACTCGCACAATGTGGGAGGCTATGTGTAAGCTTGACTCCAAGGGCGTGATCCTTGGCACGATGTCCCTGTTCACGGATATGTCCAAGGGTCAGCACGGCCTCAATGCTAACGCTGTTTGGTCCACGCACGATGCAGGTCTCAGCGAGTTGCATTTTAAAAACCTAATGGATGATATGGTGGAGTCCCATAGGACACGGAACCTCTCCCGTCTCTCGTTAATTATCAAGGATCAGCTACAGGACGGCAAGGACTCAGAGGAGATACTCACCAGTATCCAGGGTAAGTGCGATTCCATATCCTCATTGACTCCCACTAGGGATAATTTGGAAACCATTGTTGATCAAACATTTGAGGATGTTACAGGTAAGGTAGATTTTTCTAAATACCTACGGACTGGCATCCAATCCATTGATGATGTTCTCTACAGAGGTGGCTACGGATCAGGTCAACTGTGCGTCCTAGCTTCACGGCCGGGCTGCGGTAAGACTGCATACGCCTTGAACTTCTTGAGCAACATATGCACGGCGGGCAACGGCGTGTTACTCTTCAATCTTGAGATGGGTGCTAATCAGATAATGAAACGCATCTTCAGCATCAAGTCAGGACTTCATATGCGTAGGTTCGAGGACGGGCTAGCTCCGGCGGATAAGATGCGGACACTGCGGGAGACGACCGAAACCGTGAAGGGTTGGAACTGCTGGATCCGTGATAACGTATACAGGCTGGATCACATACTAGCAACAGCTAGGGGTATGCACAGAAAGCATAAGGTAAATGGAATCATTATTGATTACTGCCAGCTGATAAAGCCCATGTCCAAGAACATATCCAGAGAGCAACAAGTCGCAGAGATCAGCCGTGAGTTAAAGCTACTCGCCAAGGATCTCGATATACCAGTCCTGTTACTCGCACAGGTGAACCGTGAATCCGAAAAGGATGACCGTTCTCCTATCATGTCCGACCTCCGTGAGAGTGGAGCCTTGGAGCAGGATGCTGACAGTATTATATTTCTGTGGCAGACTTTATCAGAGAGGGAACAGAAAATGGACTACGTCCGTTGGACTCTAGCCAAGCAGAGGGAGGGCATGGGATATACCCAAGGCCGTATCCTCTTTAACAAAGGCACTCAGCAAATGGAGGATCACTCGCAGTTCATTTGATATGACTCCCACTCAGAAGCGGACAGCACGTTACAATAAAATCATTAAGGATTTTTTCGGTGGCTATGTCTGCGCTGAGTGCGGGTTCAAGGGCAAGGCAGTTCAATTTGACTGCCATCACCTGCCGGGCTATCAGAAGACAAGATCCATTAGGGACTTTAGGCGAACGGGAACTCGTGAACAATTCATTGAGGAGCTAGAAAAGTGCGAACTTCTATGTGCAAATTGCCACAGGCTTGAGCATTCCTCTTGACATAAAACATAGGACACCTATGTTATAATTATTCTACCACACAAATGGTTCGTGTGTTAGTTGGTTCATATAGTAATACAAGGTAAGCCGAAGGAGTAATCCCAGGCGCAGTGCGGTTTTCATGGACCGCACTTTTGTTCAATCCTTGGGGGCTGTTCCGCAGTAAAACTTCCGATATGAGAAGATCACGGAGCAGCCCTTTTTACTATAAGGCTCCAGGAGGAATCAAGAATGGACGTTCACCTTCTTTGAGCCTGCGCTTAAATTCTCTTTGTTCCTTTTGCTTCGTGAACCCAAAGATTCTGTTAAGGACATCGGACATAGGAGCAAGGGTCATTAGCTTAGTCCTCTCAATCGGAGTCCCCCCAGCTAATTGCTGCACGGACTTAGTTATGTCAATGAATTGTTGCAAGGCAACTGGTTGGAAGTAGTTAAGAGCAAACGATCCGAACCCATCTCGTTTTATTTTGTAAGCAGAATATCTAGATATACCAAGTATACGAAGACTATTATTAACTGCGTAGTCCGGAAGGTAACCCAAGCGTCCCGCGATTAAATCCTTTAGCATATCCACGGGCATACCAACCATTGCCATGAATACTATCAACTTACTAAGATTAAGGAATGCTTCAGCTTTCTGCTGACGAGTTCCATTCATCATCTGATTAATATATAAATCATAAGTAAGATTTAATTGATTAACCAAGAAGGACTTCATTGTGTAAAGCAATCTAGCGTTAGGATTCTCAGCCTGCTTGAGTGGCATACGAGCCTTGGAGGTTGGTTGTGTCTCGGACAATCTTGAGAAGAGTGCGAGTCTCACCAGTGCGTTATTGCTATCACCCTTCTGGAGTGCGGCCTTTAGCTTTATGATTTCAGCATCATTGAACCCCATGAACTCCATCTCCGCCCGGAACTTACGGCCATTGGGAGTGTTAGCTGCGGCTCGTGCTATCTTTTTAAAGCGCATAAAGTTAGCCGTTATGTTAGTCTCCTTCATGAACTGATCCATGCGAGTGAACCCAGTAACCTTTAGACCCAAGCGAACAGCCTTGTCCATGAACAACGGGTCACGGAACTCCTCGGATACACGCTTTGAATCAATGCCAAGTAAATCAACGCCAAGTTTTTCAGAGATCAATGCCTTGAATGTATTATCAACACCCGCTCGAGCCATGATAAATGGCAGATCGAATACCTGCGATAACGTGGAGGTGAACTCCACTAGCAAAGTAAAGTAACTTGCCGCCCGGAGTCCTGAGAAAAACCTTTCTTCCTTTCCTTGAGGGGTAAGGATGACGCGGAAAACATCATAAGCAGTCCTCGTGTCCTCTGGGGTAATGGCTCCGCTGTTCTCTAGCTCGCGGAGTTCTCGTGCAAGTTCACTTGCTCTTTCGGCTTTGCTGCCATCGGCATCAAGAATAAACCTACGGCCTATGAGCCTACTGGTTTCTATTGCCTGAGTAGCACCATAGACATAGGACTCAAATGATTCACCTGGTGATGCATACGCATCCATTAATGCATCGGGTATGATGTCAATGCTTCTCCTCTTTAAGTTACTAAGACCTTTGCTGTAATTAGTATACAGACCTAGGCGCATGAATTTATCAAACAGCGTAGCCTCTATTTCTAGAGTCTTCTTGTTCCCAAGAGTAAGTATTACTCCCTGCTCAAGAGGTAAAAGTTTTTTGGTTGTATCGAAGTCCAAAGCCATCTCTGGCTTGTTGTGCGTTTTGCTGAGTTCCTCTAACTTTCTGTGAACTAGTATTGCTAAATTATTACCCTTTAAATCTTTGTTTTCTATTTCTGATACAACTAACTGGCGAGCTTGAGTAACAAAGTTAAGTTCAGCAATAAATTTACTGAAGGGTTTGTTGAGAGTACCTTTGAAATGTTCTTTTACCTTCTTGAGATCCAGAATCTTACGAGGGAAATAGTCCTCTAGGTTGCCTGGTTCGTATCCAGCATTCACAAGTTCCGTGCGAACCTTATTAAGAATAACTCTTACCCGAAGGTGGAAGTCATTATACATTCCGTATTTCCTTAACAGAAGATCACGTTCCTTGATTCTTAGTTCGCCTTTCTTTGGATCCCTTTCAAGACTACGGCTGTATGTGATGAGCTGAGTTAAGCGTTTCTTGTCCTTCTTGTTCTTTATCTTATTTATTTTTTCAAAGAAGGGCTTTGTCTTGGTCATGTAAACAAGAACCTTTGAGTCAATGCCCTTGTAATACCTCTCGACCAACATACCTAGTCGAGGGTGCATAGTACGAAGCAATGAATGAATGGTTCTTAGATACCTATCAACTGTAGTTATTTCCTCCTTGCCCGTTTGCTGACTTGGTGGCTTGCCTGATTCAGCAACTGTCTCAGCGGACACGGGTGTAGGTCCTGCGCTTGCTTGTTCCGGGGCTGACTCAATGGCGGGGTCCACGCCAGAAGTAGTAACACCCTTTTGTTCCCTTGCTTGTTCTTCTTTTAATCCATCAATAATTCTATTTCTGTTATCAATTTCTGCTTTAATTTTAGCGTTTATTGCTTCTATTCTGTTCTGCTTTTCATTTTCAGATAAAATTGTAGACGATTGAAATATTTTAATAAGTCGGACTTCCTCGTCCCTAGCCCTCTTGATAATTGCGTTCTGATTATCTATTCGTTGTTGCAATGCAGCAATTCTAATATTTCTGTTGGCTTCTTCAGAAGCCTTGTTAGCCTGCTTTTGTCTTAGAAGGAACTTAGATAATGCTACAGTCTTCTGATTAGTTAGCTTTGCGTTAGGATCAGCCTTCAGTAAAAGGTCAGAAGTCTCTGCAATGATAGCCGCCGCATCTGCATTTTTAGGGGCTAAATTTTTTAGAGCTTTAGTTATGTACGCTTGGGTTGACTTGATGAGGGACTTAACCTTTTCCAAAGCACTACCCGGCTCAGTGTAGGATTGAGTATCATTGCCGTAAAGAAACTGTTGGACTACTGCCCGTGCGTATTCAGAGCCATAACCATAGTCCTCATTTTTTTTGCTATAGCTACCGAGGACATTATAATTATCGTTGAGTGCTTTGCGCTGTGCGTCTGTGAGGGACTTGCCTAATTCTTCGTACCAAGTGTTTTGATTTAGCCCCTTCTTCCTTATTACTTGGGACATAGCACCGTGAATAATTTCTTCACGCATTAAGGAGACAATATAGTTTGATCCCAGTCCAGTCTCTCTTCCCCCTTGAGTAACAGCATCAAACAGTTCCTTAATGTTTACTTCGATCAAGTTTTTACGTCCGTTGTAATGCGCGTACTCGATATCAGAGTTATTAACTATATCAAAACCAAGTTTTTGAGCAAGGGGTCGAAATCTCTCAACGATAGCCTTAACTTGTTCGCGAGTCTCTATGATTTCTCCACGAGGTGCAATAGCCTCTAGCTCTCTATCTAAGTCCGTAGGAATGTAGGACTCCTGTCGTTGTTTTCTTCGTATCCTAGCCCGCAACTCTCTTAGTCTATTCTCCCTTGTTGACCTTGTTTGGGGTTTTTCTCTATTAAACGCACCCGTGTTTAATGCGATAGCACCTATATCTAATATCTGTTGATCGGTAAACTTTTCGTTTACTTCTTGGCGGGTAGCCTGTACTCCCACTCGATCCAAACTGATACCAGTATCAACGACTGGTTGAGCTATTGGCTCCCTAGTCTCTGGATCAACTCTAAAATAAGGAGCTAAATTTTTAATAGCTAGCGCGTCTTTAACTTCTTGCCTAAATCCTTTTGGGATTGGCTTAGGCTTTGGCTTAGGCTCAGGTTCAGGTTCCAGAACAGGGTCAGGCACGACTACGGTAATCGGATCTAGCTCTGGGATAGGTTCTTCTTCTGGCTCTGGGATAGGTTCTTCTTCTGGCTCAGGTTCTGGTTCTGGTTCTGGGGCTGGCTCAGGCTCTGGTTCTGGTTCTGGAGCAACATCTGGAACCAGTGCTATCGTATTGGGATTAGCTCCAGTGCTTTCCGCAACTAAGCCACGGGCTTCTTCAAAGCTAGTAGCCTCTACCTCAGTAACTATCTTTTCATTAGTATCTGGGTCAGTGTACTCAACCTTGAAAATCTTCTTCTCGCCTCCACCAATCTCTTCATCAAGTTCATCAACTCTCTCTTGATCGTCTCTCTCTTGTTCCTCTTCGGTCTTGTCTGGATCCTCTTCAACATCCGTTTCAACATTAGTACTTCTGGAGATAGCTTTGGAACCACCACCTAGGATACCACCAAGGATAGCACCACCAGCGGCGGCAGCCTTGTATTCCTCAATAGCTTCTGGTGTGTCCATAGGAAGCCCAGCCTGATAACGCTCAAGGACTTGTTGCCCTAGCTCAGTAGGAGTCTCAGTAAGCACACCCTGTGCGGTTCCTTTGGAGACTCGAGTAAATATACCTCCACCCTTTTTAATGGCTTCGGGGACAAATGCCCTGCCAATTCTTGAAACAACGAACGCATTTAGAATGCCATCCAATGCGGATTGTGGAATAGCAGTCAATAGAGCGGCTCCTTCGTCCACCTCAGTACGATAGCCACGCTCAATAGCTTCCTTCTGACGCTCTCTGTTTCCTCCGTAAAAGAAGGGGAGCATCGAGCCTGCGGCTCCCAAGAACCCACCAACAGCACCACCTATTACTGTGCCTGGTGGCCCTCCTAAAACGGTTCCAAGGGCTGCACCACCCTTAAAACCAGCATATCCACCAGCTAGACCAACCGCACTGATAGGAGCGGATTGAGCAGCCATTTCCGTGACGTATGGAACAAAGCCTTCTGACTTAGGAGCAAACCTACGACGGTCTTCCATCTGGCTTTCTTGCTCCTGTATAACGCTAGCACCTAGTTCCTCTAGCGTCTTGAGGTCAAAAGTTTTACCAACACCTTCTAGGGCTGATCCAAAAACATTTTGCTGAATTGTATCAACGCCGATGGCTATGTTGCGGGTGACAAGATTGCCCTCCCTCTTTAGACCCTCAAATCTTTTTTCGTTAGCAAGTGCCTGTAGCTGATCCGGGGTAAGACCTTTATCGTGCTTAAAACTAAAAGCTCTCCCTGTTCCTGGATCTCTAAATGTAGAAGTAGGCATAAGTGTATTAGCTCCAAAAGCTAAAGTAAGATGTATTTAAATATTATTCAGAGAAAAATCTTTCTCCAGCGGATTCTTTTATGCGTGTCAACGGATTGAAGACTTCATAAGGATTTCTTACTAATCCAATATTTCTTAAAGTTTCCATCTTGGGTTTAGCATAACTCATGCTTTCGGAGAATGTAGGGTTCTCTCCACTGAACAAGAAATTACCAAGAGCCAAAGGAAGGGATCTTGCACTGGACATAGCATCCTGCCTCGTTTTGTTTAAATCCTGAATATTACTTAACAGTTGAGAGGCTCGTGAACCAGTCGGTTCTTCCTGCACGTTCATGCCTAGTGTCTCTATGATTTCTGCTGGTTCGACAGGAGTTCCGTCATCATCTACAACAGTGGCTTCATCCTCTTTGTTGAGTTGTAGAGGTTCAGGGAGTTCGTATCCAGTAAGAATTTGTTTACCTTCCTTAGTGCTTAGGGCTGCTATAACGGCAGGATCATCCGCAGGGAGAGGATCATCTGCGTCAGGAAAGTCTTCGTCATAAAGCATACCGTTTCTAACTACCAAATCATTTCCCTTAGGTGATGTTAGGGTTGCAACGTACTCTTTAAAGTTTTGTGTATCTTTTACACTAGGAAGCTCTGTTTGACCAGCTTTCATACTAGCCATCTTGAGTTGCATCATCAGTGCTATACTAGGTTTAGCTCCCAGAACATCAATAACAGGTTTTACGTCACCCATCTCAAATCCCTCTGATAGACCAAAAAATTCAGCCTGAGCAGGATTTGCTTTTAAGAAACCAAAGACCATTTCTTGAGCTTGTTTGCTAAGAGCCTTTTCTTTCTTCTTTTCTCCAGCAACCTGTATAGCGGAGCCAATGGTAGCACCTAGCTGGGCTAGTGAGTTAGCTTGTATAGTAGCCGCATTTGCAAAGCCACTAAAGTCCGCGTTACCCAGTTCGGGTCTAATTCTTGATCCTGCTTGAAATGCCATAATATATTATCTTCCTAAAATAAACCTGGGTTACCTAAGAGTCCACCACCGATCGCCCCTAGACCACCCATTAGCCCAGCACTCCGTGATGCATTAGCTTGCGCCTGCATACCTTGGAAAGTAACGTCCTGTCCACGCTGTTGCAAGGCCATATTAATACCCATGTTAGGATCAAATAGCTGAGGACCCATAGGTCCCGCTGCACCTTGCTGTGCTTGTCCAAGCATTGATCCACCTAGACCAACGGCAGACGAAGGACGACCTAAGATAGTCATACCTACGTCACCTGCTAGCTGGCGATTCATACCAAAAGCCTGTTGACCCATACCTGCCGCTTGGCCACGAAGACCGGATAGGTATTGTTCACGGCCCATGAGTTGACCTGCGATTGCACTCTGATCGGTTACACGACCTTGACGTTGTGCCATACCTAGTGCCTGCTGATCGACTAGACGCTGTTGCTCAGGGTTAAGACCCTGCGCGCGCTGGTAAAGATCCTCTGCCATGGCAGTCTGTTGCTCGGCTAGTCCTGTGCTGTATGGGTCAGCTCCACGGTACGCCTCGACTACTTGTGGTGCGAACTCCTGTAATGCACCTACGTCGGACTCACGCTGTAATTGTAACTGCTCACGTTGCAATGCACCTGCACGACTTGACTGCTCTTCAAGAAGGTCAAACAGACCTGAAGTTTTCTCAAGGGTTGGTGACATCCCCTGCATCTGCGCTTCAATCTGTGCAATACGTGCCGCACGATCTTGACCGGGATCGCCAGCGGCTAATAAATAAGCGTCACGTTTTGCCGCCTGGGATTCGTTAAAAGCGTTGTTGGAAGAACTACTCCTAAATCCGCTAGCCTCTCTGTCGGGATACAGAGTATTAGCAGCATTTTCTAGGTCTTCTTGAGAACGTGAAGTGCCAGTCTCTTGACCAGCACGAAGTCCAGCAAGCTCTGCCTCGAGGCTTTGGTATGCGGGGTTAGCCGCACCACCCTCGATACCACGAGCCATGACCCCGATGTCGGCAAGCTCTAAGGCAGTGTATTGCGGACGATAGGTACGCTCTGCACCAATCAATCGCTCCTGCAATTGAGGGTCCGTGATGCCTTGAGCCGAGCCAAAGCTCTCCCCAAATAAGTATTCACCCATTGACGCACCTGGGTCAATTGGTGGTGGTGCTGCTGGTGTGCTTCCTTTTCCTCCCATAATATTATATGCTTAGTATTCTGTTAAATAGTTTAGGCGTGTACTCCACCTTTGTAGGTTTTTGATTCCTGTATCTTATGCCCAATAGTTTCTTCTGCATAACCTCAGGGCATTTGATAATAAAATTCTGTGTAAGTCGTTTAAAAGTGTCGGTGCTGTCCGCGAATAAAAAGGCTAGGAAGATTGCGTCGCCGTCTGGGTCATCGGACTCCCAGTTCTGAACAAAAGTCCAGCCATCGTCCTTGTTGCAATTATACCACATAAATACACCTTGTATATTACCTTCTTCGTCCTGCTCGCACAGGAAGGTATGCTTGGCTAAATGATAAGCAATGAGTACCTGCATTCGATCCTCTGGCCATCCGGCTAAGACCTTCCCGTTCTCGTGTTCAATACAGAAATCCACGACCTTATTTATAAAGTCAATGGCTTCTTTCTGTTCAGCGTTTTGCAATGCTATTTGAACTGATTGCAGGAGAGGGTTCATTATCTGCCAATTGCTATAAAATCTACATCGGTATTACCCGATAAGTGATTTCTTATTACAAAACTACTTGTGCTAGGTGCTGCGTTCAATCGAGTTGGATTAGTTTCTCCTCCAGATCTCTCTGGGGTAAGCACTACACTAAAGATGTCATTCGTAAAATTACCACCAAAATCACTAAAGTTTATAGTCGTTGTAGTGCTTCCACTCGCAACAACTCGACCAAATTTCATAATTAAACCATTTGGTAAAGTAACGCTTTTGGTGTCACTGGCACTAGCAGTTGGTGTAAATCCATCCGTTGAGGACGCATCAACATAGGCTTTAATGTTTCCTTGAGTCGCACCCTTGGTATCATCCGTTCCAAGTGAGTCATTATTAACAAGTATGCCAGCCGCTCCTACAATAGGTACTGCGGTAGGCACGGCAGCCCCGCCTGATACATTGCCTAATACGGTCTGATCAGCTTGAGTAGCCATCTTTGCTAGGGTTATGGCATTGTTTTCAACCTTCACCGTTGTGACTGAATCGGTAGCAAGTTGAGTAGACGTAATACCAGCATTCTTTACAATAATTTTCTTTGGAGTAGAACTGTCTAGGGCTGTTGTGCTGTCATCCACGGCTCCTGTCGCAAATGTTGCACTATCAACCAAGGCATTGAGGTTAGTTGCGGTAACCTGATCTCCTGTTGAAAATGTTGTTCCTTTTGATAAAATTGCCATTATTCTGCTTTATTAGTTGAACGGAAGGATATGGACCCGTCGGCTTCAACAGCCCTAATCTTTGGTCTTCCGAGTGTATTATTAATTGTAAATTGGATTCCGTAACCTCTACGGTTACCTATTCTACCACGGATGGACACATCCTCGGCCTCAGATAAAGTTGATCCCACGAAGTCACTGAGTGTGCCTAAAGCAAGATCAGCATCCGGGTTCTCCGTCTCGGCAGATATATTAAAGTTAGAAACCGTAGATGCCCCGGACTCAATATGCATTTCAAATTGCTTCCAGTTCTTTCTTTCTAGATTACCAAGTGTGTATTGCCGAGTAGTCAAAGAACCTGGGACATTAATATTTTTTTCTGACCCTCCAATTTGTGTGATTACTCGGTCCACTCCGTCAACCCGTTCGTCTAGTTTCTGGACACCGCCAATGTCATTGACTGCATATACTCCACGGGCATCGCCTTCACCCACAACTAACAGGTTGGATACGTGGAAGTCCGCGTCATTGACTTGGTCAATACTTTCCCACTGCTTATTAAGAAAGTTGTAAATTATTATAGCGTTGTTCTTGGTAGAATTATCCAAGGGAACGGCCAAGAAGTATCTGTTATCAAAGTAAACGCCTACGGACTTGTCCCAATACACCTTGTTAATTCTTTGAATAGTTACGTTGATTGGCTCACTCAATGGAGTCTCAGTACCACGAAGGTTGTATTCGTCAAAGAACTGCGTGCTGTAAACACCATTGTCGGACAAAAAGATAACCTGATTACCGACCTGTGTAATTGATTGACGGGCTACGCATCCCACTTCGTTAGTTAAAAGTCTAGTGCTAGCTGCTTGTAGGGACGTTGTATTAGTAATTAAGTGAATACTATTACGGTTGAACACCATTAGGTTGTCCTCGGAAAAGGAATGCAGTCCTACGTTAAAGTCAGCTTCACCGGCATTGAACCTGTACTGAGCATATATCTGGTCATAGGTGTCAGTGTCCAGGATGTCGGAGGCTATAACTTCATCGAGTATTCCTCGAGCGGTAAATGAATCCGTTGACGCATCAACACTAAATTTAAATGGCATGACTAGCCGACGTTGGTGGTATGCAGCATATGGGGGAGCGGGCATATGACTGAATCCAAGACCAACCGATACTCGTTTTTGCACAGTTCCGTTTTTATTTGTAGTATCAGCCTTATCCGTAATAAATGTAAAGGTCGTTGTACTCGGTATTGATTTAACAACAATAGTATCACTAACCGCATAAGTAGAGCTACCCGCGTCGGTAAAGGTTAAAGTATCTCCTACCAATAAAGTAGCCACCGCTGCAGTACTAGCTGTGGCTGTTGCTATGCCACTAGCGTAATCAATGTCAGTAAGTGAAAGGGGAATTGGTTGAGTATAAGTACCGCTGGACACCTTTGTAAAGGCTGGTGTGCCTCCAAATGAGCCGTCCCACTCGAGTGCCGTCTGACCATCACGGAATATAAATACTTTGTTAAATGCTTGAAGCATGGATGCTGTAGCTGATACAGTCACTCCAGTCGGATAAGCAAGATCCGTAGTTGCTCCAGTAGCTATATTTACAGCAACCCCTTTTGAGTTCGACGCAAATATAATGTATTGACTGGCTGATGCATTTGGATCCGAGAAAGAACAGGAGCCATAAATGGCATTAACAGCACCATCATTTAGTATACCGAACTTAACCGTTGCAGTCCCGCTGGCCGTTCCGCTGTATGTTTGGTCAGCTATTGTAATCTGTGTGCTACTATTCTTTGTAAATGCACGGTCACCATTAACAGCAGGAGTAAGCCCGGATACGCCTGACACATTAACTGTTCCAGTGCTTGGAAAATTTGTAGCAGTAACATTCGTTAGAACCACAGCACCACCAGTCTGTGTAGCCGTTACCGAAGTATCATCAGCAACTAAGAAAAACGGAAGTGTAAGCGCGGACGCACCCGTGGACAGTGGGCTAACAATTAAGTCAATTCCCTTTCGCACCTGCGCCTCGCCCCTGCGGTCAGTCCTAAGATTCTGTGCATCAGCAAGCAGGCTTGGCGGCAACTGATCGGGTCGCATCCTATTATTGAAACCAATAAAACCAACATCTCCATCCTTGGCAATGCGGTCATCTAGGTTAGCGTATGTGCGGTATTCGGGCATTGATTATATTAGCATTTCCAACGCTTCAAGGCTAGAGCCTTCCGTGTTGGTCTTCCTTTTGAATCCTTCATTGGACCCTTAACTCCAGACATTCTGGCACAAAATGATTTCTTTCTAGCTAGCTTCTTACCCTTTGGCTTGGATTCCGTGACCGGAGCCTTGAGGTTAGCACCCGTCTTGCGCTTGAAGTAGGCACGGCCAGCGGCAGTGAGTCCGCCCTTTTTGCTTTTGTGTTCCTTCCTCATTTACTTTTTACTCTCGCTTTAGGTGTATTTGCTACGACTGTCTTGCCTCTGGCTCCTGCTTTCTTTTTCTTTCTAGCTGTGCTTGCTCTCTCCGCTTTCGTGAGACTAAGAGCCTTTCTTTTAGGGAGGCAACGGTCAGGGTTCTTCTTATCCTTCGACGTTCCGCAAGGTCCTTTGATGGATCCATCAGTTCCTATCCTTACCCAGTTCTGCTTTCTCCATTGTGCTAGCTGTG